TCTGACCAACCAGAACTACCTGGACCCACGCAGCCAGATTGGTTACCCAGAGACGCTGGGCGGTGTTCTGCGCAACGCCAATCTGCAGTTCCGTTCAGAGCCAGTCAACCCCCGCGAGCCAGTGTCCATTTTCAATCTGAGCACCATCCCCCCAGACACTATGCGTCCCAAGTTTGAAATTTCCCCAGAGTATCAGTAAATATAAGCTTAAAAACATCGTCAGTAATTTCATAAATGGCTGACGAGCAATTTAAAACGGCTATGAAGGAGTGGGTGGCTCTTAAAGCCCAATTATCATCAGCTCGCAAAGATCTCCAAGTGCTTAACAAGCGCGAAAAGGACCTCCGCGAGTTTGTCACCGTACACATGAAAACGCACGAGATTGACACAGTCCGGGTCCATGATAAGGTCAAGGTCAATCTTAATACAAAGAACGCCAAGGGTGGTATCACCAAGGATGTCATTCTCAAGGGCCTGCGAACCTATTTCTCAGGGGATGAGGTTCGGGTCGAGGGGGCATTCAAGGCTATCCAGGACTCAGTTTCCACCAAGGAGAAGGCTTCTGTGACTGTGTCAGGGCTGAAGGACGCATGAAAATGAGTCCTTCGGACTCGACTAGCTTAAGGACGTGACTGCCTAAATCAATAAGTAAAAATGGGAATCAATGACGAGTACTCGCGTGATGCCTACAACTACGAGCTCGCTTACGACTCCGACGAGTCTGGTGAGGAAGACCCCCCTTTGCACCCAGAGGACTGGCAGGACTGGTACTCGGAACAGCTTCTGGATGCATGGATGAAAATCAGGAATTACTCGGATGATAATTACTTCAAAATTCATTCAACGTATAATCACTTTGTCGAGTTTGTCATGAATCCAGAAAACTATTACTCGAACGAAGATCCAGAGTATCATGTTGTTCTTCTTTGGAACTCCATCAAGGATATCCAGGTTATTCACGAGAACATCGAGGTTTCCAACTTTGTTGCTTGGGCGAATATTAATATTGAATACAATTAATGATTGATATCACTGGCCCCAAGGTTCTCCTGCCCGCAATCCTGTTCGGCGTCCTCAGCCCAGGTATGCTGCTTTCTCTGCCTTCACTAAACTTTGCATCGGGTCAGACTTCTTTTATGACGGTTGTGATCCACGCAGTGGTTCTGAGCCTTCTTTATTACCTGATTGCCACGTACTTCCTCAAGATCAGCCTTACCAAGGCTGATTTGATCGTGCCCGCAGTTCTCTTTATGCTGCTGAGCCCCGGTATGCTGGTGACCATCCCTCCAGGCCTGTTCCTCAGCGGCACCACCGGGCCCGTGCCAGTCGTCGTGCACACCTTCGTGTTCGCTCTGGCCTTTGCCACCCTGCGCTCAACTTTCCCACAGTATTACTAGGCCAGTCCGAAGGACTGTTCGCTGGTTGCGTTCCCTTTCTCAATTTCAATTCAAAATTAAAACTAGATGAAGTGCTTAGCACTCGGCCCAGGTGCGATGGGTGTATTCGTGTATCTAGGAACTCTTTATAAACTCAAAGAGACTGGCAGACTAGAGAATCTCGAGGAAATCTCGGGAGCGTCGGCTGGCAGTCTCGTTGGATTTTCATTCTTAATTGGTAATCAAGATATACCAAAAATTCTAGACCATTCTTTGGAAATAAATACCAAGGCTCTTATGAAACCAAATATTAAGACACTTCTGAAAGACTATGGTCTAGTACCTGTTAGTAAAGTTAGAAAAGTCCTTTCAGAATTTTGTTTTAAATTTACAAACAAAATTGACATTACATTTCGTGAGCTGTATGAAATCAGTCCCATAAAGTTTCATGTTGCGGCATTCTGTGTGGATCTCATGCGGACCGAGTACTTTAGTATAGACACGGCACCTGCTATGAGTGTCCTAGACGCCGTCTGTATGTCCATCTCCGTACCCTTTCTCTTTTCTGCAACAAAATTGAATGGATGGCACTATGTAGATGGCGCGACGGCTGAGGTCATACCCTGTGGCCCCTTTATAGGACGGCAGAGGAAGGACGTGTTTGCCGTTAAACTCGCATGGTCGCGTTCAAATGAAATTAAGGATCTAAAAACATATGGACTTTCCATCATGTATTCTGCACTCAGGATGAGGGCCTCATATGACTTTCCAATTTTGGATATAGATTTGGAGGGATCTGATGTGTTCGATTTTGGTGCGGGAAATGAAGGCAAGTTGAGGATGTTTATGCTAGGCCAGTCCCAACAAATATCTTGACAAAAATCAAATGAAGGCAGTGATCCGCGCAGGATACACACAGGTTCGCAAGCGCATGAAGATTACCGTCCGGCGGAAGGACGGAACGAGCTACTCGTACATCCGCAAGGCGGGCAAGACCCGTGTGCGCGCCGTGCCCATCCCAGACGTGGGTGCGGCAGGCAAGGGCCCCAAGCTGATCGGCAAGCTGAAGAAGGGGATGCTGACGCAGTACGGTTACCACCCAGTAGAGGCCATGACCAACCGCCACAAGTCCCTGTCAAAGGGCATCTCTCAGGGCGAGACCCCTCTGGCAGTCTCGCGCCGCCTGCTCGCCATCAGCACCCTGACCAAGCGCACGGCACCCCGTGCATCGCGCATCTACAAGCAGGATGCCAAGTGGATCAAGTCCAAGTTCAAGTGGGGGTTCAAAATGTTTTCCAAGAAGTAGTAAGAGAATGTCGGGGCATTTCACAATGCCATCCGCGACTATAGGCTCGACCACTCATAATCCAATTTTCAACAAAAATTATAACCCGTGGGAAAAGAAGAATCCATTGTATAACAAGGTTAAAGCAAATCTATATTGGGGTATTAACAGGAATAAGGTATTTGAACCTAGACCCAAGTGACCGGGTCCCATAGCCCATGAATTTTAAACCTAAATGGGTAAAGGGGTTGGATGGACCATTCACCCGTGTGACTGAATATATCCACTAGAATATGGAAGGCGTATATTTTTCTGAATGAATTTGGAACTAAAATTAGAACCCATAATGAATGAGGAATTTTATAGAGTAAATCATATAGCCACCACATTCTAATTTCCGACCAAGATTGGGGCCAGTGAGACAGAAAGAGTGCCATCGGTATATCCGGTGCAACCGACCATACCGACCAGGTTCCAAATAAGAGTCTGGTCGTGATGAGGTGTCCAGACCAAAACATCTTTAAGAATAGCGGACTTTATTTACAAATGGCTGATACTATTCGTGATATTTCGCAGAGTGTTTGGTCGGCACTAGGCCCTGGATATTCTGAGCGCGTCTATCACAATGCTTTCGAGGTGGCTCTTCGTAAGCGCGGGGTCCCCTACGAGACGGAGCGTGTTTTGCCTGTGAATTACGAGGGAACTTTCGTCGGCTTCATGCGGGCCGATATCGTAATTGACAACAAGATCATTGTCGAGCTCAAGTCGGCAGCTCGCCTCACCTCCGCCTTCCGGACGCAGGTCCAGAAGTATATGGAGATTACGGGGTGCGACCAGGGTTACCTCATCAACTTCCCAGTGGATTCATCCATCGTGGAGATTGAGTCGTTCGGCAAGCCCTAGACAGTTGGTATATATTCCCAATGCAATTCATCACAAATTCTCTTCCAAATTGTGTCTTGGACGTGAAGCTTCTCAGTTGATTTTAATAGGGGAAAACAGGGCAAGTATTGGTCCTCACTAAGTAATTCACAAAATTTATAGAGGACATATGCATAACTTAAAAAATTCTTTCTCTTCGGAGGTTTATGTTTCTCAAAGGGTTTCTGGATTTGGTAAAACATAAGCCTGAGTTTGTCCTCGAGCACTTGGGGCATCGTGGGTGGCTGGATCCCGTTAAGGATAGTGGTTATATAGGGGACGTGCTCGTAGTACTTTGACTTGTCGAGTTTCTTGAGGAGCCCCTTTACCTTCTCGTGAGTAATCTCAGAGAGGTCCTTGATTTTTTGCTTCTTAAATTCTGATCTTAATTGGACTATTACTTCATCAGGGACGCTCGTGGATTCTTTGGCTTGAAACTGGGAGACCCACTCGTTAAAGTGGTTCTCGCGCTTGTACGAATAGACTATGTTCTTCTCCATCTCCTGCTCCTCCTTGAATCCCACCTCTTCACCTTGGATGTACTCGGAGTAACCGCACTCTTGGCAAATCTCTTCACTCACCGCGTCGTCGTGTATTCGCGTGTGCTTCTTACCGCACCCTCTACATGGTACGAAGAAGTGATCGCTCTTGGACGACGTTATCACACTGTCCCCTTCAACCTCAATAAGGTACTTTTTGTAAATGTCCTTGCGCTGAACACCCTTGCGCATGGTGATATTTACACCAAGAGCCTTATGAGACTCGACGGGAACCTCACAGACTTCAGACGTGTATTCCCTGATGTGAGACATGGCAGACAGTAAGTAATCACACAATTCAGTTTCTGATTTACATGCACTTACCCTAGTGTTATAGTGAGCTTCCATTGCTTTAATAATAGTAATAATCTTTTATATGAGGCAAAGGTTGTTCAAATTTTTAGGAATTGAACAACATTGGATTCCTCAAATTAAATTTGGAATTATAGAAGGTTCCCAAATTAGGTTGTTAATTTACTTTACGCGTGTATGGGTAATTCGCCGGGATCCATCTCTAATCGATCTTGGGGGCTAGGTAGAATCGCAGGTCCCCCAGATTGGCGATCGTATATCTGAACACGACCGGCATGTCCTCGTTCTCGGAGTCTTGCATGAGCTGGACGCTCGAGCACATGCTCGTAGCCTTGGTGAAGAGGTTGATGTATTTCAAACTGAAAATGTTTCCAGTCCGGGTCACGCTTTCAGGGTACTCGATGATGGTCTCCTGCTCAGCAAAGTCACCAGAGCACTTGAGGATGAGGTTGGTCCCTTCACGGATGATGCTCATGTCCGCCGCCAGGTTCCCCATATCGCGAGCAATCTTCTGAAAATCAATCGAAGGCATGGTCGTGATGACATTCATCTGAATATCAGGGACCTCGAGGATGTCCTCGTTAATGTCAAGCAATTTAAGATTAAAATTGGTAACTGATTTCTTAACTGGATTATCAATGGTCATAGTCATGACATCACGCCCTATGATTTTGATACTAAGTGTATCCTGACCACTGACAGACTTGAGGAGCTTATACATATTGCCCATATTCAGACCGGCTGTCACTGGTTCCGGGCACTCGTACTCCTCAAAGTTTTCACACCCTAGATTCATATGCACTAGGGTCACACGGGCTGTGTCGAGGGTGACGATCCGAACCCCTTGCTCCGTGAAATACACATTAACATCGTTGATGATGTCTTTCAGAACCTCGAAGACGGTCTTCACCGCCGACGCCTGAATCGTCTTCAATTTCATTGTGAAATAAATACATGCAATCTTTATCTAATCAAGGCTAGAGCAGCCGCCATGTTCAAGTCGGCGTTTGTCAAAGGAAAATTTGTATTGGCAATTTCAGCCGCAAGACTTCTGGCGGCATTGTTTTGAATATTACCGCCAAATAGGGCTCGTTGCAGAACATCCTCTGCACGTATTCTCCACGAGGCCATTCTAGCCGCGTGCAATCTGTTTGCGAGCTGGCGATCAGCGTTGGAAGCACCGAATCTGTACCGCGAGATCCAGTTATCCAAAAGTCTTGTCAAATTTGCACTTGATGCATTTGGTGTAGCGAGCGCAGCGTTTGACCGGGTTCTCCAATTGATCCTGGGCTGGTTATTCGCGTTATTTACAAAGAGGCGCTGACCAAGCAGGCCTCCTTCAACGGCACCTCTAACCCTATTGGAAACGTTTGGAGACGCGGCGCCGAGGCGCTCACGGCGACGGCGCTGGGCATTGCGTATAGGCCGAATATACCGACCTGTAGTCTCCCACCACTCGGCTGTGACGTTCTCCTTCTTATTCACTACATTACGCAGATTCAAGAGATTTTCGTTATTTATAGCGAAACTTGGGGCCAATCCTCGATCTCGAAGGTACGTGCGCAGCTTCCCAGCATTCGAGTACAAATTTATATCCTTATTTCGCAAGCCTAGTTTTATCTTGTTTATGACGGCATTCAGCATGGTGCGTCTGTTTCTAGTCTCGTTGGCTGATGTATTCTGAGTTAAGATATTGGGAGCTTGCTTGTTGAAGCGCATGTTCGCCATGAGCTTCTGCAGATTCACCGGGACCGAGGCGTTGCGATTTCCAACGAGTCGGACCTTCTGAACCTGCCTGGGTTTTATAGGACCAAAAGGCCCACGGATTGGCTGAGCGCCGTAGTTCCCAATCCGGACGGTTATATTGGCGTTGCGATTCAGGCCGTTCAGGTAAGCGTTGAGAGAATTCTTGTTTTTATTCAAAAATTTTGAGAATGAATTTGGATTGGAAAATACATATTCTTTTCCGTTTCCTGATATTTTATAGACGACGTTTTCCAGGTTGTTCGCCGTCATCCAGTTTGTCTTGTTATTATTCTTGGTGAGTACGTGGTTTATGCTCATTACTTAGGTGGCAGATCTTTTTTGGTACGCCTGAGTTGGGTTCGAGTTGATTCTCTCCTCCAATTCCGGCGTCATTTTGGGTTGAAGGCTTGTGCCGTATCTATCGAGTTCAAAGATGCCCCCTGGAGTTTCAGACCCATCGAGGTTTTGGCATATTCCTCCAGAGTCCCAGGATTCGAAATCGCAGGGCACCATGGACTCGAGCCAGACTTTGACTTCGGAGCCCACGAGCATCTTGCCTTGGTCGGTGACTAGGGTCGGCACTCGTGTAATTTTCTGACTGGGGACGCCCTGCACCGTGACGTTCCAAAAGCGTATGATGGGGGAGAGTGCAGGCTGGCCTTGGATGTACTTGAGAATCTCGTGACTGTACTGACATCTGTCAGAATAGACTAACAGCGCCATCTATTTATACTTGCAGTTTTTTGTTCCTGTATTATTTTTCGCGCACTACAGTAATGGACAAGTCACTGATCGTGATACTGATAGCCCTCCTCTTCATCATGTTTTTCTGGAAGGGGGCTGAGGAAGACGGCTATGACGCCGCGGCCGACCAGAAGCAAAGTGTCCATCCCGACATTATTCAGGTGATTATCGAGAAGATCCAAAAGGCCAAGCCTGACGAGTACCCACTCGAGACCCTCTTCATCAACAAGACGGGGTCCGACTCGTACTCTGCCCGATTCATGTTTATGAATACCCAGGGCTACTTTGGCACCCAGTATGACGTGCAGGCCAAGGTGTTCGAGGATGGCACGGTAAATGTCGTCAATATGACCGAGACTGCTCAGGTGGATCAGTTCGATGCCGGCTTCACTAGCTTCCGTCCTGACAAATACCAGAAGTACGAGGACATCAACGCCAACCTCGACTCGCAGCTCAAGTCCGCCATCGAGAACTACCGCTCCCAGCAGCAGCCCGAGCCAGAGCCCAGCGTCCTGACTCAGAAGTCTATCGGGGCGTTCGAGAAGAACATTCAGAATGACGCTCTCATGCGCGAGTTTATGGTGAAGCAGAAGCAGGCCGAGGGACCTTCGCAGGGCTCGGTTCAGCCAGGTGCATCACCTGCCCGGTCAGGTGAGATAGTCGCGTACGGTGCGCCTGTTTTTAATTCAGTCTAAAATTAGGATGATTTCCGCCAAGGATCTCGCAGAAAAAGAGAAGAAGAGGCAGAATATCAAAAAAGAACTCTACAAGGCAATTCTCGAGCAATTTTCAAGGAAAATTAAGGCGAGCTTTGACCTTGGCTCCAAATCGACTGTGTTGATTGTCCCAAGCTTTATGATAGGTTATCCAAAGTACGACCTACCAACTGCTGTGAAATACATGGGCCGCCAACTCATTCGATTGGGATACCGTGTGAAACTACAGAGCCCCGTGAGTTATGAGGTGAGCTGGGAAAAGGTCAAACCGGATGAGCAAGAGGTTGCCGAATCCGAATTTGAGTTTCCGAGCTTGATGAATCTAAAGAAAGCGGCCGAAAAATATAAGAAGTGATGGACTGCAACGAGGAGATCATCTCCCTTATCAAGCAGCGCATGGAGAAGGGCCGGAAAGAGTACGGCCACGGCATCGTCCAGAACTCGGGCTACGATTGGCTCAAGGAAGCTCTGGAGGAGGCTCTCGATTTGTCAGTTTATTTATCTGCCAAATTAATAGAGATTAATAATGAACAGAAGGCCCGGGCAACTAATTCATGAGGTAAATTTATTCAACTTGACTCATCCAGGTTTCGCGCCTCTGAGCATAACCTGTGAAAAGAATGGTCCCATGTTTTACGTGTATCTTTTGAACAATGGTAGGGTGGTATCTGAACTCACATGCGAACTTGATAGAGAAAATATAAGTATAGAACTTCTGAGGACACGGGATCCAACAAATAGAGGAAAAAAGTACGCCGAAAAGCTCTTAGGAATTACACTTTGGTGTGCCAAGCGCGCCGGGTACATGCGTTCAGAGGCGGAAGCCATGTTTTTGTACAACTCACCACCAACGAAGAGTGGAAGACCACCTAGCGCCCATCTCTTTAACAAATTCGAGTTCAACAGGGCCAATACAGAAAGGAATGCAACTGAAAATAGATCACTTAATTTGAATAAAAATTTACTTGGCGTGAATGCGGTGATTCGTTCTATAAACAATTCT